GAAAAGTCAGTTAAATCAACACTTCTGTTAATTATAGATTCTATCTCTCCAAAAGTTAATTCACTTTCATATTCAATGGTGCTCTTTGCACCCTCGAAATCAATTTCAAATGATTTTAGTGTCATATAATACTAATAATATGGGAATATATAAATGTTTATGATACGTCTGCTGTAATCTGGCACTGTTTTGCTTGCCAATTCAACTCTTCAAATACTGGTTCTACTGGCTCTAAGCCTGTTACTGCATGATCCATGAAACTCAATCCTGACAATATAATCACTATTGACTTTCCATCATTATTATCAAACGTTAGATTAAATTCTGCTCCACTGCCTGCATATGCATCACCCCATGTCTCTTTAAATGTTGAACTACCTACACCTGTTCTCATTTGGTTTATTAATGCATTTACTTTAGTCTGGTCTTTCCATGAAGCTCTGAATCTTCCAGTTATTTCTAAAATTCTCTTTATACCTTTAACTGCTTGGTTTGTTCCTAATTGATAAAGTAGGTCGCTGTTCTGTGTAAAGTTAACATCTGCTTCCTGTAGTTCTGCTATAGCTTCACCAACACCACTACTGTTTCTAAGACTTAATGTTCCATGAGCAAATGTAAATGGCTTTGAAGTTTCTGTTACTGCTGTGCCAAAAGATGCTGAAGGTGCATCTTCCTTTCCATAAGTTATATCAGCCGTACAGTTAACAGTGTCGTTTACTGCTGCTGCAATACTTAATGTGTTTAAGACACATCCCTTTAGTGTTCTAACGTCAACATTACCAGTTTCTAAATCAAATCCTATTTCTGTTGTAAATGTAAGACCAGTATTATCACTTCCTGCTGGATCAGGGTTCATAGCTTTTGCTGCAGACCCTGCCGTTAATCCACCATATACTTTGTCAGTTCCACTGTCGGCTGGTACTCCATAAATAGCCTGAAAAATACTGTGTGAAGTGGTATCTCCCAAAACAAAACCTATACCCAGAGTGCCTTGTTGTTGTCCATAAGCAAATGTCGTAGGCTCTACTTGACCTAATGTTGCTAAGGCAGTTCTATTAGTCGTTAAACTCCAACTTGTTACAGCAGTTTTTAATCCAAATGACTTATCTGGAGAAGCTCCTGTTCCATAATCATCTTCATAATCATATTTGACATATGCATTAGCACCTGTTCGAACCATTCTAACCTATTTGAGGGATATTACTATATAAATATTCTTAAGGGTCGGTCTTTCTGTAAGAAACAGACACTATATGGTTATACATATTCCTCATAGTCTCACTTCTAGAGTAAGATGACATAATCCTCAAATCAGTATACGGAAATGTGGTTGATCCTCTTACATTAGCCTTTATAATTCTCATTACTTCCTTAACTATAATATCATGTCTTTCTTCGTTATAATATGATCTTATATCCAAGTCAACCGTTAAGTCATGAAAAAAGTTATCTCCATGTAAACCAAAATATTGTATATTTTCCTGTCTTGGAGTTATAAATACAACCTCTCTTGTATCACTACCAAATCCAACACTTCTTCGTTCCCAAGCCTTTTGGAATAATGGCTCTCTACCAGCATCTCCAGAACCACCCCAACCATTATGGAGTAAAGCTAGTAAATCATCAAGTGCAGAGTATGTTACTGATGCCATACTACCACTTTACGGTTTCCCCCTCTTTAAGTTTTTCCTCCAGTTCAGGTATTTCTCCTGCTGAATATTGATATGTTTCATCATAAGGAAATGTCTGTCCTTTCCATGTATCATTAGGACTATATGATCCCATTGCTGGTCTCATATGCTTTGTTCTTTCATTGAATTGAGCATCTGTCTCCTGTGCTGATCTTCTTCCAACATACCAAAACTTCCTTGATATCATATATGCTACACTGTCTAATAATGCAGATCTCTGTTGAGCATTTAAAGGTGTATCTGCTGTTGTTCTCTTATGCTTGTTATATTCCATTCTTAAATCTAATGGAGACATATTAGCCCACTTTACTGTTTCTATCCATGTCTTTAAAGCCATTATATTTGGAACCCTGCTGGCAGGTAATAACTCTCCCTCATAATATTCTGGTAATGATTCTTGTTTCTTATCAAATCTACCTTTAACTAACACGTCATCTGGTGGTTCTTCATATAGAAACTCTTGGGGTGCTCCTATTGTATCTTTGAAATATTGAACAACATCAGGAACATCCTTAAGTTCTACATTTTGTGGAACATATTTAATTCCCTTTGGAGTCTTAACACCAATATCTCCATTCTCATTTTCTACAGGGGTATATTGTTCTTTTCTTAATACAGATTTTAAATACCCATTAATACTTTCCTTTAATTCCTTTCCTTTCTTCTTGGCTGCTTGTACCCTCATAGCGAGGAATAATAACATTCCACCCTTTCCTGCCATTACGGAATCACAAATACTTCTCTACGATTGTCAACACATCTATCAATATCTTCTTGCCAGATCTTTTTAGATTCGCTGAGATTTGCTATACCACCTGTAGGAAGTTCATCCATTCTAAAACTAGTATTTAGAATATCTATAGCAACCATTTTAATAACTGCATCTTGAATATCTGCTGGAACTGCTGTATCACCTGCAAACTCTTCTCCACCATATCTGTAAGTAACTCTAATTCTGTTCTTTCTTAAAATAGAGAAAATAAATCCTCTCATGAATAGTCTACCATATTCATATTCTATATCATACCATTGGCTGTTTCCAAGTATGTTATTCCAAGATGATCCAGCTCCTTCCCAGATTTCAATCTTGTCTCCTTCTGCAGCATCAAGTTCATAGATATTTCTATGATGTAGGAATATGGGTGTTCCCCATCCAAATGTATAAACTAATGGTAAATCGTGAACTTCTCTTGTTACCTTTCTAGACCTCCAAGCATGACCCATTCTTCGGTCAATTTCATCCTCCTTTCGATTGATTAGTTTCTCAATTTGAGCCTTATTAGGAGTTGTAGTAGAAGTTATAGGTATCCTTAGGAAATCTGCCACATCAAATGTACTACAGTATGTCGTTACCATGTATTATATAAACTTCGTATTGTATATAAATTTACTTAAAGACTACTGTAACTTCAGCATTCCCTGTAACATCTGCATATATACCAGATTCAAACCTTCTATGAATGTTTGGATATGTACCCTGTGCTGCTGTGAAAATAGTAAATTCGGCTGTTCCACTTCCACTAGTTCCGTTTTTGAATATTACCTTATCAGATCCAGAACCAACTTTTGATACAAAAACTGCTACAATAACACCATGATTTCCTTTTATCAAAGTATCAGAATTAAACGATACTACATTATGATTTAGTTCTACCATGTATAGTCTCTAACTCTGTCATATATAAACTTTAAGAAAAAAAAAGGGCTGTTTTGGACTCTAGTAGCCTATAACTAGAAACTCGAATATTTTTGAGTTTACTAACGCTGAGGCATTTGGTACTTCTGCTAAGATATTACCATTACCTGAACCAGTGAAACATTTGATCTTTTCATTGGTTTTGTCGTATTGCACTACTAGTTTTGAATCCGTGTATGAAGGACTCACTGCAACTAGTGTGGATATTCTTCCCTCTTTAAGGTCAGCCGACACTCCGTTGGTTGCATAGTTATCAGAGGCACCAAAAGTGACTTTGATACTATATATTCGTAGCTTAGATACTAATGCTGCTTGGAATGATAGAGTCTTCCTAACATTAGCATTTGTCCAATCTGCTGTGCTGATTGTTAAAGCCATACAGTTAGGATTATACTAACACTTATAAAGATTACTTCCACCAAGCACCTAATAATTCAATTCCAGTAATGGTTTCTATTACTATTGAACCAAATAGGAATATGATTACTAAATCCCTCGCTTTTGCCAGTTTCTCATTATGATATATTTGTACCATAAACCCTTAAAATAACACTCAAATATAAACTTAACTAAGTTGGTTAAAAAAAAGATTAGAGGACTATACTGTCCGTTCCTCTCTTAACGGATACTGTTTGCCCTTTCAGGCTTACTTTTTTATCTGTAGGAATATCTTTGGTCTTAACTACCTTTGTTCCACGATTAACTGTAATAGATTCATTCTCAGGTAATACTGAACTTTTCTTACCAAAAACCAATCCATCATCTGTTGTGGTTGATGTTCCTCGTTTGCTTGTTATTGTTGTCATACAATGTAATAAATATACTACTATATATTATCTCGTAAGCTAATGTTATGACTTTTCATAATAAATAAAAAAAAAGAGGGGGTTTTTTGTAGATTGAGATAACCCTACTATATTTCTATAGTTTAATATCTCTAATCTTGCCTTGAGATCTGAAGTGACGACAAACAGTTTCTCCCATTGTTCTGAACACACCTTTCTCAACAAATGCATTGTTGACAAATGGATATGCAGGACTTCTACGAGTTGCCTCATAGTATTCTGTTGGGATTGCGATTTGTATTCCGATTCTTGGATAACCATATCCTTCTGCATCTGATGTATCAAATGCAAATAGTCTACCAATTTCACTGGCATCGCCAGAGTCGCTTTGTGCATCCTTTGATGGGA